CATATTAAACCACGTGAATCTTTGTAGTTCTTGTTTTAAATCTTCTTGATAACCAAAGTTTAATTCATTCTTTAATGTATCTAAACCTTCTCTTAATTGTCTTTGGTTTGATTGAGTATATTCAGGAGTAGGTTCTGGTATGACAGCAGTAATCTTTGCCATTATCTTCTTCCTCCTGCATGAATGTCAAGTCGAAGAGTCCCATATCTCCAAGATTGATTTACTGCATCATTTTCTATTTTTAAACTAACTTGTCTTCCTCTGACCCTAGTACTAACATACGTAGTAGTGGTGTTGCAAGTAAATGGACCTGTTATTAGTGGACCATTTGGATCAGATTGCTCTGCATCACCAGGGTAGTTTCTAAAGAACATAGTAATCTTTGCATTACCAGATAAGTTCTTAAAGTCTGGTATAAATCTAGATACTCTCATAATATTCTCACCATCACCCGGTAAACCTTGATTAGCATCTAAATCATAATCTCCAGATTGAATGTAAGAAGTTATTGCTGAAGCATTTCCATTTGCATCTACCTCGTTAACTCCTGTTTCGTGTTCCCAATATTTAGAAGAACCAAAAGTATTTGTAGCTCCATTGATAATTGGAAAAGAAGGTGTTCCTGTCTTATTAAATTGAGAGGCAGAAGGATAACCATAAGTATGGTTATCTGAATAAGCTGTTCTAGATAAAGTACCTGTTGTCCAGGTATTTTCTAAAAAGTTAAACACAACACTTGCATTAATTTGTTGTGATCCCGATTGTGCATAGAACCAACCTACTTCATTATAAAGTGAGTTATGATATCCATATACAATTTGGTTAGCATCATAATTAATCCCTAAATTGTTTCCTTGAGTTGAAAATACATAATCTTCTACTAAAGATGGTAATTGTTTAACCGTACCATCATACATAAAGAAACCTCCACCAAATCCCATCCAGAAGACAGCACCTTGTGCAAAGACAGCTGCGTGTTGACCTAAACATCCACAGTTACTTCCTACTTGTCTTAATGAGAAAGTAAAAGGAGGTCCTACGAATTGAATTGCATAGGCTGCTTGATCCGTGAGTACTAGGACATAATCCTTACCTTGAACGGCTGTAATGATTTCATTTCCTTGGTCGAGTAAGAATGTACCAGCTGTATTCGTTGCTGTTGGCGCCCAAGTATTAATATCTTCTTGATTAGAAAATCTAACAAACATTTTATTTTGAGTAGAAGGTGTTCCTATAGTTGTCTCTGTTCCCATTAAAAATAAATGTCTATCTCTATCTGATACTAGACTCATTAATGAAGTTGTAGGTGCACCTGATACAACAGCTGCTCTTGTTTCTAAAGCACTAACTGCAGCTGGGTTCCAAGTATATGTTGCACCATTTCTAACCGTTGCAACAAGTAGCTGGCCATAGTTATCTAAGGACCATGAACCAGGGTCTAGTGTTACGTTTGTTGTAGAAGAGGCCTCGCCCCAACCTTGTCCTGTTGCCGCCCAAACATCTGTACCCCAACCATATGCTGGTGTTTGAAATACTGGACCTATTGTAATGTATGAATTTAAAGTTGCTGAACCTTGAGCAGACATACCTGTGCCACTTTCATTTGATGGCATAGTAATTGTAAAGGTACTTCCAGTTGGTGTAGATATAACTTCAAATACATTTGTTGTAAAATCTGCTGTAGTATATCCAGTTACTCCTCCACCTGGTAAGGTAACTGTTTTAAATTTAAAATAATCTCCTGCCGATAATCCGTGAGAAGTTAAGTTAACTGTAACTGTCGCTGAACCTGTTGTTGAATCAAAAGTACATCCTGTTTGATCTGCATTGATAGGTGTAACGTCATAAAATCCACCTTCGTAATAAATAACTAAAACTTTAGCTGTTCCTAAAGCTGCATATTTTCTTCCCTGTAAATCTGTCCAAGTATGTTGAGCTCTAACAGGACCAGCAAGAGTACTATCTACGAGTTGTTCCCAACCTCCTATTTTCTCTGGCTGACCGTATCTAAACCTAACATTATCGCCATCTACCCATTGACCTTCGGCCCCTGTTGCTGTGGCTTGTTTATTAAATCCTGGCTTGAATTGTATCTTTTGTAACATAGATACCCTTTATATCTAATTTTTTGCCAAAAATATAGTCCATTCTAGCTTAGATATCAAACAATGTTTTTCTTATTTTAGTTGCTGATATTTCCTGTATTTCTTTTGGAAGTTCTATTTCTTCTATTTTATAGCCAACTCCTCTACCATAACAAATGTTAGTTATGTTAGGTACAACCATTATTTCATACATACCGTGATAACTAGCTAATGCTTCAGTTATGTTCTTTTCAACTTGTTCAACATCAAATGGATTATCTTTTGAGTTAGGCATACTTCTAATCATAATAATGACTTGACCTGTTTTCTCTAATGTTTTTTTAAATAGTTCTTGATGACCTTTGTGCCAAGGTTGCCATCTTCCTAACATCATCGCAGTTGGTTTATTGTAATCTATTCTTGATTTCATTTATGACACCTTCGTAATTATAGTCTTTAATTTCGTAATCAACTTTAGTTGGTTTTTCAAACATCTTATTTGTATCTTCAAATCTTCCTTCTTTAATTGTATTCATCCAAATCTTAATATCATAATCATCTCGCCAAACATCGTAAGGACAAACAAAATCTACTACACAATGTCCTTGTGCATACGCAGTTAATCCTATCATTCTTTGTGCTTGTCTAATTCTACCTGCTTCAGTAAAATCCCAATCATTAAACATTTTTCTAACTTCATCTGCATTGAAATAAGAAATTTTTTTGTCACCTATTAATTTCTTAGCAAATGTACTTTTTCCTGATCCAGGTAATCCAAATATTAATATATTCATAATGTGATATGACCATATGCACGTATAATACTTTTTGGTATTAATTTTTTATATGGGTTCTTTTCTTTTATAATTTTTGTTTTAATAGTATGCATATTATTTCCAACGATGGTATCATCATAACTCATACCATTTACTTTAAATTGCTTTAGGTTTTGCAAAGTATGTTTAAACCTAGGTATTTCTAAAAAGTCATATATTTTATTTATTTGATTTTTTGTATCTGTCACTAGTTCATCATACTTTAGAAAATGACACATATGTTTATGTTCAGGTTTTAATGCATTTTGTATGGCAATTAAATCTTTAACAATAGCTCCATCTTTATCCATTAACATCCAAAGTTTTTCTTCTATGTTTTTTTTGCCATATTTATTAGGAAAGGCGGAGGGTTCGTTTTCAAACCATTTAATGTATGATGCTAACACATCCATTAAATCTCTCCAAATTACAATGCATTTAATAGGTTGGCCTAAATGTTTTTGAAGCAACATTAAATTAGCAGGTGTCATAACAGGCCCTCTGTCTATAATATATTTATAATTCCAATCTTTATAATAATTTTGATATACAGAAGATAGCACATTATCTATCGATTTATGATCGGGATAATTATAAAAGATATATCCTTGTTTAAGTAAAAATACATTTTTCATTATTTCTAATGTAATAGAATTAGCAGTTACTGCGATGTCTGGATTTTGATTCATAAGTGAACCAAATAACGTATTACCCGATCTTGGTAATCCTAATAAAAAAAATATCTTTTTATACTTAGATTTTTTGGTTTTACTCATATTTCTTGTCTATCACATTTTTTAACTTGTGATGCTATAGTTTGTTTATTAAAATCCCCAACTTACAAATGAATAACGGGTACCTTTTTTAACTTCTTTTATTTCGTGAGGATATAAAAAACAACTTGGAAATATAATAATGTCGCCTGTTTTAGAGTTTATTTTTTGATTATTTATAATTAATTCACCACCTGTATAATCTTCATTTAAGATTCCAATAAAAGATAACACTGGAATTCCTTTATGTATACCATCAAATAAAGAATGTATGTGGTCATAGTGCATTCGCATCATCATACCTTTTTTATATCTATTAAATCGTATGGGTGAAAATTTAGTAGCTAAATTAGCTAATTTAGTAAAATTTGGATTACTAAATTTTTCATTATATTCGTGATAAGCTTTTACCAAAAAAGGTGTTATTACATTTTGCATCTCTTGAGAGGTAGCTTGAACATCTAATTCTTTTTTTTCTTCAGAATGATAAGTATTATTTTGACTATTATACCATTTATGCTTTTGCCATTCTTTTTTATTTATTTGTTTAATTAATTCTTTACAAATTTTTTTAGGCACTGCATTAGTTGTGTATATATAATTATTAATTTTCATAAATTTTTTTAAAATTAAGTTCGCATAATTCTTTTTCTAAACCTATTTTATCTGAAAATGTATTAAATGACATACTAACTCTTACATCATCAGCTGTATTAATAGGAACAGAGTGTTTTAAATAAGACGGAAATAATATTAATTCACCCGCAACTGCAGGTAAATAAAATGTCTCACTGTTTAATAAGTTATATTTGTCATAATTTAATTTTAACATACTCATATGTGTTTTCGAAAATTTAATAGGAGGTAAGTGTTTATCAAGTCTAAAATAAATAACTCCTGATATAATAGAGTTTGGATGTAAATGTTCGTGATGAATTGATCCTTTTGGATTTTTATTAGCCCACGATTGTGTAATTATTAAATTATCTGTTGATTGCAAAACTTCTTTTACAAAAATATCTACAGACGCTTTACAAAAATCTTTTATTTTTTTTAATGGTTTCTTTTTAAATAAATAAGAATCAGTTGATCTAAAATTACCATTACTACCATTAGAATGGTATTTAAGTTTTTCAATAAACTTTAATTCTTTACTAATATCACCTTCGTATTTTGTAATTAATAAAGGTGTTGCAAATAACTGTAATAGTTCTTTCTTAATCATTTAGAAGGTTGTTATAACAAATGTTATATTTTAGTCAACTATTATAATCCACCGTATGAGTTATTTTTAGCAACGGCCGATTTAATTGATTTTTCTAAATTCTTATACGTTTAATGCGTCTAACTTTGTCCAAAAAGCTGTAGCGTGTGCACTTTGATCAAATGGAACTTTTGAATTTATTAAATCAGGATTATTTGGATCAGGTTGTTTCCAATCAGTTGTGTAAGTGTTTAGGTAAGTTACTAAATCTGCTTGTGATGCAATTTCTTCAGCTTGACCTGCTGGAATTGTTGCACCATTGTCAGCTATACCAACTAACCACATATCTTGTGGGCCAGGAACTCCTGCAATTTTATTAGGCCAGTTACCATTAGATCCATCATTTCCTTTATATAAAAAGGAAGGGATAGTACCATTACTATTTAATTTATATTTTACTGCTTTATATGCCATAGATCTCCTTAGAATTTATAATTATATATTATAACATAACCCTTGTAAATACCAAAATTATTTCAATACAGTTAGTCTTGTTTTTTCTTATCTTTATTTACTGTAGCCAATGATTTTTGATCCATTAACTGGAATCCACGTCTATCTGCAAATTTTTTAGAGTCATTTTTAAAGATTTCTACACAATGCTCTAACCATTGCATAGTCATTTCGTGGGTAGGATTTTCTCCATTAACAATCATATCATTTTCTTTTTTAAGATATTCATATACCTCTTTTTGGGCAACAGCGGAGTTAATACCCATATCAAATAAGTAAATTAAATTACCCTCATCTATCTGTCCCCCTCTTGCTCTTGCAGAATTGAGTGCTTGTTTCATACAAGTCATAATATGATATTTGATTTCTTCTTTTTCATATTCTTCTTCAGTAATGTCTTCTTTACCTAATTTTTTTAAAATAGATTTATATTGAGTAGTAAAAAAAGACATTTTTCTAATTGCACCCTGAACACCATTCATAGCGTTAGCACCATTGACCTTTAGTTTTAAAAGTTTATGTTCTATATGTTCTCTTTCTAATGAATCAAGGTCAGGGTTTTCTAATTGTTTTTCTCTTTTTCTAATCATTATGTCATTCTCTGCCATTCTAAGATGAGCTTCTTCTAGTGCTAATCTAGTTCGCTCTATTTCAGCTAAAGTATGTTTTAATGATCTTACGGGTGTAATTGCAGTAACATCTAACATCACTCCCATAAATTGAGAATGAGATTTATAAAAGTTAGATGAAGTTTTTTTAATTGCAGGTAATGATGAATTAATATTTTTTAACATACCTTGATATTGTTTTGTTAAACTAGGTAACTTTGATATCTCAGTTATGGTTAAATCTTTAGATTTATTTTTCTTTCTATTCACAAAAAATTTATATCAAATTTTAATAATTATTGCAAGCCACCGTGTTGACTACTTGTTGCTTGGCCAGCACGAGCACTGGCTGTTAAATCGCCAAAATCAGTAGCGTTACCTGTTGTCGCTGTAGTTACAAAATCCATTGTATTTACTACTCCACCAGGAGTAGAACCTCCAGCAAATACAACAGTCGTTTTAGTTGACATACCTGCTAAAAAACTTCTCAAAGAAGTTAAATCTCCAAAATCAGTAGTGTTACCTGTTGATGCAATGGTTATATATTGAATAACATTCTGAGATGGATAAGGAGAACCACCTAATTGACCTCCACCAAAAATACCTCTTGTAGAACTTCCTCCACCTCCCATACCTCTAACTGTTGCAAGAGTATCACCAAAATCAATAGAGTTACCTGCTGATGCGATGGTTATGTATTCAATATTATTGTAAAAAGATCCAGGAGACTGGAACGCCCCTCCAAAAACTCCTCTTGTTGAATTTGAAACACCTGTTCTTAAATTTCTCGCATCTAAAGTATCCCCAAAATCTATTGCATTTCCAGTACTAGCTATTGTAATGTAATCTATTACATTAGTTTCATTTGCTGGGCCTGGTACACCTCCGCCTGCAAAAACTCCTCTTGTAGAACTTGAAACACCTGAGGTGTTGTTTCTTGCAACAGTTAAATCACCAAAATCAGTAGAATTACCTGCTGTAGCATATGTGTTATATTCAATTGTATTGTTATAAGGTGCAGCTGGAGAAGTAAGTTCTCCTGCAGCTTGAACAATGGCTCTTGTAGTGTTTCCTACTTGTCCAGAGCTAAGAGATGTAACTGGTTGAGTCAAATCTCCAAAGTCTGTAGCATTACCTGCTGTCGATAACTCAATTCTATTAATTACGTTTATTTGAGAAGGATTATCACCACCTGCATATAAACCAATGGGAGCTGGGCCTAAAAATCCTGTTTGACCAAAACCTCTTCCTGATCCTGCTCCGAATGAACCTATGATCGGCATCTTTCTAATATCCTCCTATTATGCAAACTGCGTTTGCGCTGCTAACACTGTGAAAGTAGAAGAAGCTGTTTTAATAGCTGTGAATGTGTAAACGTCGTTTGATGTTACATTACCACCAGTTGGTGCGCTTCCGCCTTGCCATACTGGAGTTACCGTTGAACCATCTACTTGAACTGTTGTATTATAGTACGCTGTTGCATTTTGTTTTGTAACAACCGCAACTGTAACTGATTCACCATTATCCATAGAAGCGTCTAATGAATTAGAACCATCTCCTCTTAGATTAATAGTAAAGTTTGCAGTAGCTGCTGCAGTGTATAAAATTACACCTTGTGTATTTGTATCTACGTTAATGTCTGAATCAAAAGAACCTGTTACAGTTACTTTTTCTGCAACTCCTTGAATTTTACCATTACCATTTAATGTTACTCTTCCAATTCCTTTTGGTGTTAAATTTAAATCAACATTAGTGTCTGTACCTGTTGCTGATAAGTTTGGAGC